CAATGGCTCGACTTCTCCGCATGCAAGCCATAAGGTGAGTGCTTATAGTATTCCATTCACGAGTCTGTATGTTCAGTCGTGTCCCAAAGGGGCAACCTACTCGGTTACGACAGCCTGATGAGGTTAGTATGGCCGACAAAGAACCAACCCCTCAAGTAGTAACCCCATACACAGTCACATCTGCGAGTGTTGGTACGGCTCTGGTGGCTGTTGCTGGAACAATCAGCGCATTTACCATGACTCAACCGACAGCTACAGCTACGGATGATCAAACTCCATTGACATTGGTTGATGCCGCTGCGGCTCCTACTCCTACTTCATCCCCTCCTCGTGTGTTGTTTTCTGCAAATTTAAGAACATTAGAGTCTTATTTATTTGAGCCCAGACCTGGAGTTGGTTTAACTCCAGGTATGACTGCTCCAACTTGGCCGAAGAGTGTCAGCCCATTTGCTCTCCCATTTTCGAATGGGTGCTTTGTTCAAAGCTGTCCTGCCAATGTGACATTTACGGTTTCGATCTAAATGCCATCTATTCCTACCTCATCTGTTAATACGACACCCGGCAATGCTCTGCAAGAGCTGTTGTGTGCGCCTGATATTGTTCCTGGAGATGTAGTTTCGTACGAAACTTGCAAAGAAATCTATCTTTATCATCCGTTGGGAGCACGCATTGCAGAAGGGCCAGTCAGCCTAGCCTTATCGCAAAAGCGTGATATCAAAGTTCCAAATAGTCCAATGGAATATTGTGTTGATGCATTTGCCGATGAATGGAAGAACATGGGTGGTGACTATTTAGTACATAATCTGATGACTATCAGTCGAGTCTACGGAATTGCTTCTATCGCCCTATTGGTGGATGGGATGACAAGCAATGAATCAATTGATTACTGGGATCTCCCTGAGCTTAATATTAGTTTCAATATCCTGGATCCTCTTAATACTGCTGGTAGCTTAGTGCTAAATCAAAATCCAAATGCTATGGATTTTATGAAATACCGGCAGATTGCGGTTAGTGGGACATTGTACCATGCTTCGCGCACGGTGACGGTGACCAATGAAAAACCTATTTATCTGGGCTATACTACCTCTGCTTTTGGGTTTGTTGGTCGCAGTGCTTATCAGCGTGCTTTTTATCCCCTCAAATCATATATTAAGTCACTTATTGCAGATGATCTGGTAGAAACCAAGGTCGGTGTTCTGGTTGCCAAAATCAAGCAACCCGGCAACTTCGTCGATAATATTATGTCATGGGCCGCAGCCTGGAAGCGCTCAGTCGTTAAAGAGGCTGAAACCGGCAATGTGATTAATGTAACCCCGGATGAGGGTGTCGAATCTCTAAATATGCAAAATTTGGAGGGACCACATGTCCTCGCACGACGTAATATACTTGAAAACATTGCGAACGCTGTCGACATGCCGGTCAAGCTCCTCACCCAAGAAAGTTTTGCTGAAGGATTCGGCGAAGGTTCTGAGGATGCCAAGGCAGTCGCCAGATATATGGACCGCCTACGAGAGACTATGGATCCTGTATATCGATTTCTGGACCGAATTGTTATGCATCGGGCTTGGACCCCTGAATTCTTTAAAACTTTGAAGCAGAAGTTTCCGGAAAAATACGATGAGACTACTTACAAGGAAGCATTTTACGAGTGGGTGAATAGCTATCAGGCAGTGTGGCCTTCATACCTGCGTGAGCCTGATTCTGATCAGGTGAAGGTTGATGATACCAAAATGAAGGCTGCAATTTCAATATACCAAATTCTTGAGTTTAGTTTTGACCCGGAAAATAAAGCACGCTTGATCCAATGGTTGGCGGATGCTATTACGAATAATAAGCTTCTGTATTCTAGCCCGCTGAATTTAGATTATAAGGTATTGCTGAAGCAGCTTAAGAAAGATGCTAAGATGCAGGAAGAGCAAAAACAGGCTGGCATGGATCCTACCGAAGATGTACGTCCCGAGATCCCCAAGGTTAAAATGTCGCGTGCGGATGATGATACTACGGTTGTTCGGTTATTGGAACATATGAAAGATGCCGCTACCAAGTGACGTTGCAAAGTCCTTGACCTTCTTACGACGACGATATCATGTTTCAGAACGTGATCTAACAACTCTGGCTAAGAAATTAACCAGTAAAGAAGAACCAGAGGAAAGCTGGGAAGAAATTGTAATCAGATCGCTTCGAAATCGGCAGGGAAGATTCACCCGACAAAAACGAGTTATGAAATGACCAGTCAGATGTATATGTATCCAGTCGCTGGTCGTGCTCGTATCACTAACCGGTTGTGGGTCAATAAGGCTTCTTATGTGATAAGCCCAAATTCAACAGCCCGTAAGTTGAATCCGATTACCCGGCAGAACCTGCCGAAGCACAAAGCCTATCGACCGCCTCGTAGACCTAAATGAGCAAAATTGATACTGCTTTAGCAGAATTTGAATATAGTTTATGGGAAGCTATGGTGAATGGCGAATTAGAACCTAATTCTGATCTTAAGTTTAGTTTTAAAGTCAAGCGCCAAGGCACTGAAATTGAGGATACTGTGGATGTAGTTATTTCGATACGGAAACAACATGCCACTGACTGAAAAAGGTCAAAAAATCCTAACTTCGATGAAGAAGCAGTATGGCCCTGAAAAGGGCGAACAGGTTTTCTATGCTTCCAAAAATGCGGGCAAACTGACTGGTGTAGATGATTCGCTTAAACCGGGTTGGAGAGTAGACATAGAATTTCCAAATGAGAGATCAGACGATAATCAGCATTTGGGGTTTACGAAGGGTGAAGCCGCCCCGGTAGAAAAGCTAGTTGCAGAATGTGACGCTCTGCTTAAGCGGTTGGATGCGTTTGAAGCACGTCAGCACCAGCGGAAGCCTGAACAAGTTAAGCCCAAGACAAAAGACAACATGCAGCCCAGCAATCCACATCCTAAGGAAGTGGACCGATGACCACATATACCGTAACTGAAGCTGATGTGGGCACCACCATTGCGACTGATGGTGTGTTGAATAGTGTCCAGTTTGAAACACCCCAAACCGGTGATTACCACGATACTTTTGCATTGGTTGATGATTCTTATGGAGAAATTAATCTATTCACTATTCGACCTGGACTGAATGGTATTAGTCCTGGTGTGGTTTTTCCGATTGGAACCGCGTATGTGAATTTGACGGTGAAGGATATACCGATTGGTAGCTCGTTCATAGTAGATTACACATGATTGTTGCGGCCGGAATGTTAATCAAGTCTCCAAGAGGCCGAGTTCTATTTTGCCATCGGCTGGACGGTGAAGGTTGGGCATTCCCTGGTGGCGTAAAGAAAGAACATGAAACTATTGAGCATTGCGCCATTCGTGAAGTTATGGAAGAGACAGGTTACCGGTCTGGTCATGTAGGGAAATTGTTGTGCCGTAGGGTCAAAAACGGTGTTGATTTTACAACTTTTCAATATGACGCTGATGATGAGTTCGTTCCCCAGTTAAACCATGAGCATGATACCAGTTTATGGATAGACCCAAATCAGGCTGGAAGCCTACAGATTCACCCCGGTTGCCTTATTGCTTTGCGTAAATTGCATGGGATGACAGAGCTAGAGCTAGCAGAGGCTATTCGAGATGAAGAACTTGTATCCCCTCAATATGTCGAAAATATATGCCTTGTGGACATGCGGATTAGTGGAACCGGATTTAGCTATAGGCCGAAGCTCAATGAGTGGGTATACCGACGTGACACCATTTATCTTACTATTGAGTTTCTACAACGTTGTAATGGCATCCCAATTATTATGGAGCATCCCGACACTCAGATTCTTAACTCAGACGAATTTGCTAAACGAATCGTGGGAACCATGTTTCTCCCATACATTAAAGGGAATGATGTCTGGGGAATAGCTAAAATTTATGATATCGAAGCTATTGCTATGATTACTGATGATCAATTATCTACTTCACCAAGTGTGGTGTTTCGTGATCCTAAAGTCAATTATAATATTGAATTGGAAGATGGTGGAACGCTGCTGGTAGAGGGCAAGCCAAGCTTCGTAGATCATTTAGCTATTTGTGAAAAAGGCGTTTGGGATAAAGGTGGTGATGCTAGTGGTATTCGAATTGATGCGGATGAGGGTGAACTACCACTCCCTGTGGGGGCCGATCTCCCACCGGTACCAAATCAACAGGCAATACCCCCCAATATTCTGGCCCTTGTGGACGGTCTTAATCAATTTACTGATCGTTTGGATCGTTTTATAGCTAGACGTGACTTGATGGTTCGTTAAGGCGTCGCGCAGTGTCGCGATTGTAAGTAAGCTGCTAACCACAGGAGGTTATCATGGCAGCAGGAAGTGCGAGCGTCGACACGATGTTGGCCGACGCAATTGCGAAGATGGACGCAATGAATAAGCGGATGGATGCCTTGGAAACTGGAGGTGGCAGCAAGAACCCAATCAAGGGTGATGCCGCCAAAAAGGCAGATGACGACGACGATGACAAGAAAGACGATGCTTTTCCTCCCAAGAAGAAGGACGACTCGTCCAAGAAGGCTGACGCCAAGAAGGCCGATGATGATGATGACGATAAGAAGGACGACGACGCCACCGTAAAGAACCGGATTTGCGACGACGACGACGATGACAAAAAGGACGATGCCTTCCAGGTAAAGAAAGGCGATGATGGCGAGCTCGAAATTAAGCACGAGCCAGAGGACAAGAAGGCCGACAAGCGTAAGGATTCCGCTAAGAAGGCTGATTCCAAGAAGGCCGATGCTAAGAAGGCCGATGCCAAAAAGGCGGATGACGACGACGATGATAAGAAGGACGACGCGTTTCCGCCCAAGAAAGTTAAAGACGACGATGACGACGACGATGACAAGAAGGATGATGCCGCCAAGGCTGATTCCGCCGCCTTGCGCCGTCAGCTCCAAGACCAAGCGACAACCCTACGTCGTCTCGAAGCATTGCTTAAGCCAAAAAGTGATGATGAACATGCTGCTTTTGCAGATGCTCAGGCTCGAGCTGATGCAGTGTTCAATGGTTTTGGGCAGAGAGCGCCTCGTCCTCTTGAGGGTGAAACTATCATTGACTACCGCAAGAGGCTTGCTACGAAGTTGAAGGGTTATTCGACGGCTTGGAAGAGCGTAAAGTTCTCCCAATTGCCGGAAGAGGCTTTTAATATCGCAGAAACGCAAGTCTATGCTGACGCGATTGCCGCTGCCACTAATCCTACTGATTTGGAGGCTGGGGAACTGCGGCAGGTCACTAAGACCGACCCGACAACCGGTGTTCGTACCATTGTCTTCTATGGTAAGGAATCGTTTGTCAAGCAGATGGGCCGTCCTGGACGGAGGGTAAAATCCTTCCGCACCATGGCATCGCAGTAAGGAAGGATAACTCATATGCCCGCAAACATCGCGTTCAATCCGTACATCCAGACCTCTGCGGCTGGTATGTTCAACATCGAATCCGACGGCTTTATGGTCGGAACGGCTATGCCTGACCCGGCAGCGCGATTCGCGCTGTCTGGCGGCTGGC